GACGACGTATGCGATCGATCAACCAGTTTCTTGCAGTGGATGTTCTTGGAGTTATGCCCGCAGCAAGGAGGTCTTTGTTAACTTTGTCGAGTAATGAAGCCATTAGATGCCAAGTTCCTTTTCGGTAAGAACAACAAATTTCCAATTTCGATCTTTACAATATTCCATTGCTGCTTGCCATTTGGCTTCGTTGACGCCCCAAGTAACAACTTCGCGAATGTATTGTTGAGTCACGCGACTTCGTTTTTGTGGTGCTTGGGTTTGTTTTGATGGTTTTACTTCTATGATTACAGATTCTAACTTACCTTCCTTGTTTCTTGATTTAACATAGAAATCAGGAAAGTAGCGATGCCAACGATTATCTACTGGGGATAAATATGGTATAATAATTTCCTCATTTGACCATTCTATCACATTCGGATTATCGTCCAGGTGCACCATAACTCGGCGTTCCCATAACGATCTGTACCAGATGTTTGTTGGATCACCTAAATATTTATTAGTATTTTTCGGACTAAACTTGCCACTGTAAGCCATAGTCTATTTATTAGGAAGAATTAATGCCTCTTTTTGAATCTTTAAAGACAGGAATTCGAAATGTCTTCGGTGGTGGAGATACAGGAAACAAATCTGCGCGACAGGGCGAAGGCGTAATTAAAAAGTCTTCGACGCCTAATAGTCGCCCACCGCAGGGTCCACAAAGAAAACTTGCTACCAATCCATATAAGGCTGAGGATCTTCGCTTTCCTCCAAACATTGGACAAGACAGAGCCAGATCTCACTGGATTAAATTTATTCCAACGATACAGAAGGCTGGTAAGTATCAAGTCGAAACAACAAATCAGTTAAGTCGTGCGGATACAAACAGAAGTTCTTCTTTTGGATTCGGCGGTCAAGTAGGATCGAATGCTGATCCATTAAATGGTGCTGGCGCAGTTGCTGCTCTTGGTTTATTGAAAACTGCTGAAACTGCAGTTGCTGGTGAAGTGCCAGACGTGTTGAGCGATGCTCTTAAAGGGCTTGCGGGAGATAAAGCAGCTGCTGGTAGAGCTCTCGGCGCTGGTGTTGGTGCTGTCGCTTCAGGCGCATTAACTGCTGGTGTTGTATCTGGAATTAATGTAACTCGTAAAACAAGAAGAGCCGCAGCATTTATTTCTTTATACATGCCAGATACGGTGACTCAAACAATCGTCAACGATTATGATCAAGTTAGTTTAACTCAGGCGCTCGGAAAAGCAGGATTGGCTGCTCAAGCTGGTGGTGAAATTGTCGCTGGAGATTTACAATCAATTGGTGGTGCTGTTGGTCCAGGCGGCAGAGAAGTAGCAGGTGCACTGGCTGAACAAACAGGCAATTTCGGCGCAGGAATTACAGACGTTCTACTTTTTTCGGCTGGTTATGCGCAGAATCCTCAAGTAGAATTGCTCTTTAAGTCAGTACAGAATCGCGAGTTCTTGTTTGATTTTAAGTTTACACCAAGAACACAAGAAGAAGCGCAAACAATTATCAACATTATCAAAGCATTTAAATTTCACGCTGCTCCTGAAATCCCAGATACTGGTAATGGCAGATACTTTGTGCCGCCAGATGAGTTTGATATTGTGTTTATGTATGGCGACAAGAGAAATCCTAATCTCCCACAACTCTCAACCTGCGTTTTACAAGGCATCGATGTTAATTATGCGAGCGCAGGTCAATGGACAACGTTTAAAGACGGCATGCCAGTTGAAATTTCAATGCAATTACGATTTAAAGAAGTCGAAATCATACACAAGGCACTTGTTGCGGACGGTTACTGATGAATTATTTCGAAAATTTCTCAAAACTTATCTATACATTCGACAAAAATGTCGAAAATCAGCAACTCGTAACGAATATTTTCGCTCGATCAACCTTTTTGCGAGAAATTGCGAATAATTCTACCATTGCATATGAATATCAGGTCACTGATGAGGATTCACCAGAGGTAATTGCTCATAAAATTTATGGTGATGCCTATAGAAGTTGGATTATTTTGCTTTTTAATCAAATTATCAATCCTTATTATGATTGGCCACTTAAAAATGAAGTCCTTGATGCATATATCGCAAAGAAATATGGTCAAACTGTTGATCAGGCTCGCGCAACCATTCATCACTACGAAAAAAGAGTTGTCAAAACATCAAGTTATGAAGGTGTGACTCTGAGTGATACAATTGAAACATCAGAAATAGGTGAATATGATGTAAACTTCACCACTGGAGTTATTACACCTGCGCCTGTTCCTACTGTAGCAGATACAGCAGTTATAGTAAGCACTGAAACATTAAATTACACAACTTACATATTGACAATTGTCACATCATATAAGGCTGTATCAAACTATACATATGAATTCGAAGAAAACGAAAAGAAACGAACAATCAAATTGCTCGAACCAGCATATGTGCAACGTGTTGAAGATGAATTTAAAGAGTTAATGGTAAATGGCTGAAGGCACATTAGGCTCAAAAGATTTTGAGATAAAAAAACTTGAATTGATAAACTCAGGAGGTCAAACAGTTGACCTCCGATACGTTTTTATTCAGATGCAAATTTATCAGGATATCTACTCAAGTGTTATGAGTGGAAATATTCTTGTCAGCGATTCAAAAGAAATATTCAGCAATTTTTATCTTTGCGGAAATGAATATCTTCATGTGATTGTTGATAAGCCAGGATTAAATCGACCATTCGAAAAGATATTCCGAGTTTATAAAACAACTGATCGTAAGCCAGTTTCAAACTCAGGACAAGCGTATACATTGCATTTTTGCTCAGATGAAATGATCTCTTCTGAGATGATCAGCGTAAGTAAAGCATATAAGGCACAAAAAATAAACAACATTGTCGCTGATATTCTATCAAATGAATTAAAGATTAATCCCTCGAGAATCAACAGCATTGAAGTAACTTCTGGCGTCCATGATTTGATTGTTCCTGCTTACAGACCATTTGAAGCAATTCAATGGGTAGCAAGCAGAGCATATGATGTTGGTAAGTTTTGTTATTTCTTTTTTGAAAACAAAGACGGATTTAATTTTATCTCATTACAAAGTTTGTTTAAACAAACACCATATAAGAAAATGAAGTATGAGATTAAAAATGTTGATCCTGATCCTTCTGTTAACAAAGACTCAGTTGATGATTTTACAATCTTAAACGATTTCGATATGCTCACTTCTATTGGCAATGGTGCATTTGCTTCGAGACTATTGGCTGTTGATATTTTTAACCAGTCTCATACATTATTGGATTATAATTTAAATACAGCAGAGTCTCAGGGTAATCTTCTTAACGATTATAAACCAGTCAATTCCTTTAAGAATGCTAAGAACGAATCATTGTTTAATGCATATAATTCGTTTTTCCGTACTTATGTTGCAATTAATGACACAGCATCTGAGAAGAGTAACGACATTAAATTTTGGATGATGCCAAGAGCATTACACATGACTATGTTGAATCACTTTAAAATTCAAATTGTTGTTCCTGGCGACATCGAAATGAAGGCTGGTGATGTTGTAGAATATGAAATGCCAACATTCCAGGGATCAGATTCTTCTGGTCGCGAAATGGATAAAAAACGTACAGGTAAATATCTTGTGACTTCTATCAATCATAAGTTTATTCGTGAGGATAACAACTTTGAATGTGTAGTAGAGTTGGCTTCAGACTCATTCGCTGAAGCATTACCTGCTGCGAAAGATGGATTGAATAAATTGACGCAAACAACAAAGAAGAGATAGTATGCCAGGAGCAAAGAAAAATTTTATTGGACTTGAGGGGTTTGTTTGGTGGATTGGTGTTGTTGAAGATCGCCAAGACCCAGAACAACTCGGTCGCGTTCGTGTTCGTTGTTTTGGTTGGCATACAAATGAAAAAGATCAAATTCCAACAGATGCATTGCCATGGGCACATCCTGTTATTCCAGTAAACAATCCTGCAGCATATACACCAAAAGAAGGCGATCATGTATTCGGTTTCTTTATGGATGGCGATCAAGGTCAAACTCCTGTTATCGTTGGTGTTCTTCCTGGCAAACCAGAAGCAAAACCAAATTATGAAAAGGGTTTTAGTGATCCAAGAAAAGATTTCGCCTCTGTTCCAAAAAAACCTGATGATTCTGCAGAAGCATACCCAAAGTCAACGTATCTTAAAGAAGCATCCACTAATAGATTATCGAGAGGCAAGGCTGATTCTACAGTTATTGCTACAAGAAAGAAAAACTTAAAGAGCGGCATAACCTCTGCTGGTGGTGTTTCTTGGAGCGAACCGCCACCAGCATTTGCACCAAAATATCCATACAACAATGCTCTTGAGACTGAATCTGGACATGCTCTGGAGTTTGATGACACACCAGGTCAAGAGCGCGTTCATCTTGCTCATCGTAAAGGTTCTTTTATAGAAATCGACAAAGACGGCAACGAAGTCCATAAAGTTGTAAAAGATAATTATGAAGTTATTATGGGATCAGATTATGTTTTCGTCGGCGGTAAATGTTCAATCACAGTCGCTGGAGACTGCAACTTAAAGGTCGGTGGTAACTTAAATGTTGAGGCTAATGGCGGAATTAATATGTCTGCTGGTGGCGATGTTCGAATTAAAGGCAAGTCTGTATTTGCAGAATCAGCATCAGATATGAACTTAAAGTCTGGTGCTGCGCTTAATGCGACTGGCGCTGGTGCTGTTAACATTAAGGGTGGAAGTGCCGTTGCTATCGGTGGATCAAGTGTTGAGATCACTTCTCCACTAAACGTTTCTGGAGAAACCAATCTAACTGTCAGCGGCAGCACTGAACTTGCCTCTGGTTCTGGTCCACATAGACACACAATTATCAAACAACCTGTCGCTGGTTCTGGTGCATCAAGTGCATCATCAGCTTCTGGTGCTGGAATAACTGGCGGTGGATCGACTCCAGACGCAACTGATGCTGCAGCCGCCACTGCTGCGAATAAAACGATTGAATCTGCTGTGTCGGCAGCAGCAAATGTGGCTGAATCGGCTGCAGCAGCTGTATCGTCGATTACAACTGCAGCTCAGGAAATGATAAATGTTGTTGATACGATTGGTAAGAATATTTCTGGCGTCACCGAAACAATCAGCGGCGTATTTAACAGCCTAAATGTCAATGCAGATTCACTCATATCTGATTTAACAAGTAGATTGCCGATAGGCGAACTGACTCAAAAAGTTCAAGTATATGAAAATGCAACCAATCTCGCTAAAGGTACGATTCTATCGCTCAGAGACGATCTGAAGGGCACACTTATTAATAAAATTGGCGATATTAAGGAACTTTCTGCCTTACGCAATATAGACTTTAATGTTGATCCAGCACTGCTTCCTCAACAATTGACCGAAGAAGTGAGAACTGTAATCGGCAAACGATTATATCCGTTAACTGAGACGTTAACAGCAAATAATATTCTTGGATAGAAATAAATAAAAGAAATAAGAGGCGCGAATAACTAAATGAGTCTTATAGCCAGAAGATATTCTGATTTTGATCTGGATTTCGATGCACATCCAGTCACGAAAGATATCCTTAAAAAAACCAACGAAAATTCAATCGCTCAGTCGATTCGTAATTTGTTGTTGACCTCTAACTATGAGCGCCCATTTAACCCAGATCTCGGTTCAGATCTAAAACGATTTTTATTCGAACCAGTGGACAATGTTACAACTTCGCTAATTCAGGACTCAATATTCCAAACCTTATCGAATTTTGAACCAAGAATTACCGTTGAAGAGGTTGTTGCTGTTCCCAACTTTGATCTTGATCGATATGATGTAACTGTTTCGTTTTATGTTAAGAATACGTTCGAACCACTTACAATTACATTCTTCTTAGAAAGAGTAAGATAACATGGCAGATACAGACGCAAAACTCAAAGTTGCTGAACTTGACTTTGATGCAATTAAAACTAATTTAAAAGGCTTTCTAAAGTCTCAATCGGAGTTCAGTGATTATAACTTCGAAGGTTCTGGCATGTCTGTATTGCTGGATCTTCTTGCATATAATACACATTACATGGGTTACTATCTTAACATGGTAGCCAATGAGATGTTTATTGATACTGCGATTACTCGCCAGTCTGTTGTTTCCCATGCTAAACTACTTGGATATACGCCACGTTCTGTAAATGGCGCCAGAGCCACAGTTGATTTGACCATCACACCAGTAGCAAATGACTCTAACAGCGCCATCACGATTCCAAGATTTACACGCTTTTCTTCAGAAGCAAAGGATGGCGTAAACTATGTCTTTGTGAATCCATCAAGTCAAGTCGTATCTAAGAATAACATCACTGGGTTGTTCAATGTAACGAATCTTGAGATTAAAGAAGGATTACCAAACGGCATCACGTTTACCTATGACGAACAAACAAATCCAAAACAAATCTTTGAATTACCAGATTCGAATATTGATACATTGACTCTTCAAGTTATTGTTCAAAAGTCTGGACAAAACGCCAATCAGGAAACATACATTCTTGCTCAAGACGCAACTGATGTTGATGCCAACGCAGCAGTGTATTATCTCGAAGAAAATAAAAACGGCAAGTATCAAATTTACTTCGGCGATGGCGTTATCGGTAAAAAACTCACGAATGGAAATATCGTAATCGCAACTTATATTACGTCATCTGGTGCTTCAGCAAATGGTGTCCGCGTATTTAAATTGCTTGATAATCTATTGAGCGGAGCCACTGTAAATGTTGCGACAGCATCAGCAGCAACTTCTGGTATTGGTGCTGAAACAATTGATCAAATTAAATTTACTGCGCCAAAGGCATTTATTGCTCAAAATAGAGCAGTAACAAAGAACGATTATATCGCATTAATTAATCGCGATTATCCATTCTTCGAGGCAGTAAATGTTTGGGGTGGCGAAGAAAATATGCCACCTGTTTATGGAAAAGTTTTCTTTACTGCAAAACCGATTGCTGGATATGAGATTACGGCAACAGAAGTTGAAGATATCAAAAACAATGTGCTAAAACCATTTAGCGTGTTGACTGTTCAACCAGAATATGTTGCGGCTGATTATAATTATGTAAACGTTGTGGCGAATGTTTACTTCGATCCAACCAAAACAAATAAAACGGCAAGCGAAATCGATACAGCAGTAATCGCTGCGATTCGCCAGTTTGCGAATGATAATCTTGATTCGTTTAATTCAACATTCCGCGTCTCTCAACTCTCTCGCGCAATCGACGATGCTGACTTCTCAATCGTTGGCAATGATGTTGAAATTATTCTCGAGAAAAGAATCACAGTTGACACAACAAGAGCATCATCATATACAATCGATTTCGGCACTGAACTTCAACAAGGAACAACATCGAGAAGATTGATTTCTAAACCAAACTTCACATACTTAGATTCAGCTGGAGTGTCGAGAAGTTGTACTATTGAAGAAGTGCTACAATCATTTACAGGTATTGATAGTATCGATGTTACAACTCCAGGCAGCGGATACACAACAACACCAACAGTTACTATCGAAGGTGATGGCACTGGTGCATCGGCAAGAGCATTGATCGTAAATGGAACATTGAAGAGAGTCGAAATTGTAAACTCTGGTAGCGGATATACCTCAGCCACAGTAACTATTTCTGGTGGCGGTGGTGCTGGTGCTACAGCGAGAGCAAATCTACAGGGTCGTCAAGGCAGATTAAGAATTGTTTACTTTGATGAAAATCAAATTAAGAGAACAATCTCTGAGATTGGAACTATTGATTATCAAAATGGTGTGCTTACATTGGATAATTTTGCTCCAACAGAAATCGATGATCCATTCGGAACATTAGTGTTTACTGCATCGCCATTAAATAAAATATTTACTTCAGTTAGAAATAGAATTGTAACACTTGATATAACTGATCCAGGTTCAATTAGAACTATTATCAATGCTGTAGTCGAGTCATAATATGGCTGCAACAGAAAAGACAATATCTGCGTTTATTGAGTCGCAATTACCCGACTTCATAAACGCCGATCACCCTAAATTTAAAAAGTTTCTCGAATACTATTATGAGTGGCTCGAGAACAATAATGTCGATGGTATCTCCAACACTGCTGGAAATACATTATATCACGCCATGCAAATTGGCGATTATCGAGATATTGACGAAACGCCACCAGAGTTTATCAAATACTTTAAAGATGAACTTGCGCCATATTTTGCTGAGAATTCTGCTCTCGACACGCGCAAGATTATTAAAAGCGCAAGAGAATTTTATAGCAAGAAAGGTAGCGACGAATCAATCCGTTGGTTGTTTAAGGTACTCTTCAACGAAGATATTGAATTAAACTATCCTAAAGAGCAAATCCTTATTGCATCTGATGGTAAATGGATTAAACCACGCGCATTTAGAATTACCTCATCTGAAACAAATAAAAATGTTGATGTAAATCTTCTCGAAAAACGACTCGTGACTGGCACTAACTCTGGCGCCACATGCGTTGTCGAATCAGCCAATAGAACCATCGATCCAACAAATGGTATCGAGATTATTGAGATTTATATCTCGAACATTAAAAGATTATTTGAGAACGGCGAATATATTCGTATTGAATACGTTGATGCTAATGGAGTTGATCGCGTATTCTCTGAAAAAATTATTGGTACAATCTCGAATCTTAGAATTGATTCGAATGTTCAAACAGATCCATCTCAAAGACGTCGTGGTTTGCTCTATAACGTAGGTGATCCAGTTGTAATTACTGGTGGTCTTGCGGCAACAGCAGAAGCGCAAGATGGTATTGGTATCGTCAGTAATGTTTCTCAAGGTTCTATTGAATCTGTAACAACAGTGTTCCCAGGATACGGATATCGAGTGTACACTGATTCTGAAGTATTGGTTTTCAGATCAGTCGGCGACGATCCGAATGCAAATTTAAGTACAGATCTTCGTCTTATCGCACTTAATCTGACATCTAACACAACTAATAGTCAGCAAAACTTCATTGAAGCAATTACTTATGATAAATCAGTCATTGACTATTCTAAAGATGAAGTAATTGGGAATGCAAATTTAGTATTCTTTACAACAAACAATCGTAATGTTCTTTTAGACGTAACTGAAAACGATTTTAATGACGATTTCGATAATTTTGAGCAAATTTGGGCGAATGGAACTAATTTCTTTGATGCATTGTTTACAGCAAAAATCGCAACAGCCAATGGTGGATCAGGTGGTCCTTTCGGCGCAGGTGTAGCAAACGCAACTGGTGGATTATTGCTTTATGATATTGCGAATACTGGAGCACTTTCAACTGTTCTTACTGGCGCACAAATAAACACAAAGAATACAGCAAAATCATTTGTATTCAATTCAATCACAACTTATCTTGTTCCAGCAAATGCGAACTCTAAGATTGTACAGTGTCTTGATTTTGAGACTGTGAACACTGGTGGCGTTGCTCTTGTCTCTGTGATTAATGGTGGGTTTGGCTTCCGCTCCGCGCCACCAATTGACGTAAACTCGAGATATAACACGCAGTTATCTGAGAATTATACCTTTGGCACTGGAGATTATGCGAATACAGTTCAAACGTTTAAAGATCTTGGTCAAGTTGCGCACGTTTATATTGATGCGCCAGGAACTGGATATGCCAACGGCGATACTATTTCGTTTAGTGGTCGCGGATATGGTGGTAATGGATATGTAAATGTAGACTCATCAGGAAATATTGTATCAGTCACACTTACAGATCGCGGCGAAGGATATAAGATGCGACCAGCTGTCTCAATCAGCACGTCAGGTGGTACTGGTGCTGCGTTTACAGCATATTTGTTTGGTGATGGATTTGATGAAACAGTTTCAACAAGTGCTATCGGTAGAATCCGCGATCTCCGTTTGTTGTATCGCGGTTATGATTATATCGGAACACCAGTTGTATCGTTGAAGGTTGTCGATACAGTTATTAATCCTATCCCAGAAGCAAATGTAATCTACGAACAAGAGTATGTTTATCAAGGCTCTTCATTGGCAACGTCAACATTCCGCGCTAATGTGAAGTCTCTATCAAGAACAACAAATGTTCTTAGACTTTATAACTATTCTGGAACCATTAATCCAGCGTTGGATATTATCACGGCAAATGGTGTATACTGTAATGTGAATACATCTGCGAATGTTCCTGCTCCTGCGCAATATGATCCATCGATCATCGCAACTGGATTACCAAATCCAATGTATTATGGTAATGGTCGCGCTAAAGCCAATGCTCAGTTTGCCAATGGTCTTATCGAATTTAACGGATTCTTTTTAAACACAGACGGATTCCCAAGTTCTGATAAAGTTCTACAAGACGATAAACTATATCACAACTTCTCATACATTGTACAATCAGAAAAGAGTCTTGTTGAATTCGAAACTCCATTGAAGAATATCGCACACCCAGCTGGTCTTGCAGTCGTATCAAAGACAGTATTGAGATCAGAATATCTCGATGATGCTGTTCCTTCATCCAATGTTGACCTAATTCTTCCAATTAATACATCATCAACAATTACAGTATCCAACTCATACAACAGCGTTGTGACTGGTGCTAATACTGAGTTCTTGCATCCAGATTATAAGGTAAATGTTGGTGACTTGTTTATTATTGTTGACAGTGGAAATGCGTTGCGTGGAATCTCGAGAGTTGTTGCTGCTGTAGACAGTAACACATCGTTGAACGTTGCTGGTGACTTTATCTACGCTGGTCAAGGTAAACTCAAGACCAATAATGGTAACGTTGTGATCCAGGTTTCTGGTAACACGAATGCTGTTTCTGACTTCTTACAGGCTGGCGATTCTATTACAATGAACGTCAGAAACCTAAGATTGGACGGAACAGTAAATGTAAACGGAACAGCGGTTACTGGTAATACAACTGGTGCAAATACAACATACTTTGTTGGCAATGTTGTAATCGGAAGCGAGATTTTGGTAAATAACGAAGTTAGACTTGTCACAGCCGTTACAAATAACCAGAGTCTAACAGTGAACTCAGCCTTTACTTATGTTGCAACGAATAAATATATCAATGCTAACAGTGTATTGGTTAAAACTATTTCTTCGATCAGCGGCAATAATTTAACTGTAAACACAGCAGTGCACGCAAATATTACAAACCTCGTTTATCTTGTTGTACCAGATTATTCTTCAGCAGGATATAGTTATAAGATCGTTACATTGACGGACGAATAAATGAAATCAAAAACAACTCCACTGTTTTCTAAGTTTGTCGCGGACGACGTGAAAGATCACTTTTCTTCTGACGCAAATGTTTACATAGGTATCGGTAGATCTATTGATTTTGGTAGTTCATCGTCAAACATTGAAAATGTATTATTTACAACAAATAAGATTAATGACATTTACCGTAATCTTGTTGCGTTAAAGAAAATCGCCGCTGCTGATATGCAGGTTGTTGCGCCTCGCCGCGACTGGATAACTGGTGTTGTTTATGATGCTTATCGCGACGATCAAGAAATTTTTAGTTACGAAGATACAATTAATCTTGGAACTGCCAACGCTAATGCAAATACAACTTTAACAGGCACAGTCAATATCGCTGCCTCGAATGTCGTCGTTGGTAATGGTACTTCTTTCTTAACTTACATTTTCCCTGGCGATCAAATTGCAGTTAATTTAGCAACAAAGACTGTTGTTTCTGTTACGAATAATATTCACTTGGTTGTTAACAGTGCATTCGCAAATACAAATACAGGTGGATCTATTGTTCTTGTAGCCAATGATAAAACAGTAATCGGCAACTCAGCCGCATTTAGCACACTCGTAACAGGAAATACTATTACTATCGGCGAAGATACACGCGAAGTTGTTGGTGTTAGAAGTAATAAAGTCATATCATTAAATACTGCATTAACATACTCAAATTCAAATGTAACAATCTTTCAAAAAGATAATACGTTCCCATTAATTGCAAATAATTTCTATGTAAGAAATACTCGTGATCAAGTGTTCAAGTGTTTGTTTAATAATAGCAGAGCAAACTCAACAATCGAACCAACTATTGACATTGACGGTCAGTTGCCTGAAAATCCATTTATTCTCACAGGTGATGGGTATAAATGGAAATATTTGTATACAATTGCTCCTGGTCTAAAACAAAAGTTCTTTACAGATCGCTGGATGCCAGTAGCCAACGATGCTGCTGTAACTTCAACGGCTGTTGAAGGTCGTATTGATATTATCAATGTTCTTTGGGGTGGTTCTGGACATTTAAGTGGTGGAAACAGTAACACATCAACGATTCTTTCTGTCACTAAAACAGATGGCGCAAATGCTAATCTTGTTGCAAGAGTCTCAAACGGTGTTATCACAGCAGTTACCATATTAAATGGTGGTAATAACTATACACGCGGAACTGTTACAGTAACTGATCCTGATAAACTCGGTAATACAACAATCGGCGGCACTGTAAACGTTTCAGGATTAACCATTTCGGCTAATCTTGCAAATACCGCAAACCAGAATTTCCTCGGCAACGTATTCGTCAACGACATTGTTACTGTAAATAATGAATCAAGAAACGTTGTAACTGTGGATAGCGCAACTCAAATTACGCTAAATTCTGCCTTTACATATATGGCGAATACTCAGGTTATGACTGTACAGAGATCTGATGCTGTATTTGACATTGAATTCTCTCCATATGGTGGGCATGGTCACTTCCCAGCTGAAGAAATCGGTGCTCGTAGTTTGATGGTTTCGGTGGAATTGAATGGCGACGAGAGCGACACCATTCCAGTCAGTGATGCGATTAATACGTTTGACTTTAATCAAATCTCAATCATTCAAAACCCAAGAATCGCGAATAATGCATATGTTGCAAATCTTGTAAACTACAGAGTTTCAACAAGATTATTTGTGAGCGACCCAGGAAGTTCGAACTTTATCGATGACGAAACAGTTTATATTGGATCATCTTTGGCTGCAGCCACAATGATTGCAAACGTCGCTCACTGGGACGCTGGGTCTAATTATCTGTATATAAATAATATTACAGGAACTCCTGCATCTGAACAAATTATTAAAGGCGATACATCAGGAACAACTACTACTATTTTGGCGGTCGCTAATTCTGAAATTAAACTTTACACTGGCGATATGTTGTACGTTGATAATAGAAAAAATGTGACTCGCTCAGTTAATCAAATCGAACAGGTTAAAGTTGTTCTAACATTTTAGGTAAGAAAACATGGAATTTAATGTAAATCCGTACTATGACGATTTTGAGCAAAATGCGGCTAATAATAACTATGTCCGCGTTATGTTCAAGCCTGGTTATGCTGTTCAGGCTCGCGAACTCACTCAAATTCAGTCAATCCTGCAAAATCAAATTAAACTATTTGGTGATCATATTTTTCAGGACGGATCTCCAGTTATCGGCGGCAACCTAACTCTCGATAATAAAACCAAATTTTTAAAACTACAAGAAACATATAATAATGAAGACGTTGAAATTGAAACCTTTGATGGTAAAGTTGTTCGAAGCGCAGATGGTCTCGTACAAGCAAAAGTCGTAACAACGTATTATCCTACTGATGGAACACCAACACTTCTCTTAAAATACATCACATCTAATGAATTTGCTGAAGGCGCAGTAATTAAAATTGCAGGAACAACAACTCAAGCGCAGGCTCTCACAACAAATTCAAATGGATCTGCTCTTGTTTGTTCGATTAATGAAGGCGTGTTTTATGTTGATGGTTTCTTCGTTAAAGTTCTTGATCAATCTACACCAGTAAATCCATATGGTGTATCTGCTAATGTAAAGATTGGTCTCGAAATTGATGACCAATTTGTTGACAGCGATGTTGACACAACTCTACTCGATCCAGCACAAGGATCATTTAACTATCAGGCTCCTGGCGCTGATCGTTATCAGTTTAGTTTAAGACTTACAACACGCCCACTTGATTCTGTTGTTGACGAATCACAGTTCTTTGAATTAATGCGTGTTGAAAATGGCGCAATTACAAAACAAGTAAAATATCCAATTTACTCTGAACTCGAGAAAACACTTGCTCGCCGCACATTTGATGAGTCTGGTGACTATATTGTTCGCCCATTCCGCGCAACGATTCTCGATGGTGCCAATGCTAACAACTACACCATTGCAGTTGAGCCAGGAAAAGCATACGTCAAAGGCTTCGAATTTGAAACAATCGGAACAGTTAAGATTGATGTTCCAAAGCCACGTGGTGCAGGTGACGTAAAGTCATACGTCGATATTGACGTTGATACTTCTTATGGTGCATTTGTATACGCAACATCATTCCGCGGAAGTAACGGTGGCTTTGTTAATATTGCTGCTCTTGAGAAGTTTGATATTCACTGCGTAGGAACAGGAAATGTTAACGCAAACATTGGATTGCAAACAACTGCGAATACTTTCTATTATGGCAATACAAAAATTGGTACTGCTCGTCTAAAGAATTTTGTTCGTTATTCGGCTGACGGATTCGACTCAGTCACAGATTCAAACGGTGTATACAAACTTTATTTGTCAGATATCGATATTAATCCAGTTGTTGCGAAAGTAACTGCTGCATCTTCAAATGCTAATACTATCAGACTCACTGATAAATTTAGCCCATCAGATAATGCATATCTAAATGTCAGCGTTACAATTCTACCTGTTCGACTCGATGCTGTTGCTGATGTTTATGCAACAGTTGAAGCAAACAAGTTTACTGTAAATGCAAATAACAGTGGCACATTCGCTGGTAAAGTAAATGTCGGTGATACTATTCGTGTTGGTGAGTTTGTAAGAGAAGTCACTGCAGTTGCAACTGGCAATCTAACAGTCAACTCTGCGTTTGCTTATACTGTAGCCAACTCTGCAACAAATCCTGTTGAAGTTTATGTTCAACAGTCTTACTCGCAAAACGTCGGTGGTCAAACAAGAAACATTATTCGCTACAATGGTGCAGGAAGAACTGCGTTCTTTGATACTCCTTTTGATAACGGTGGCATTGCAGATGTAAACACTGTATTCCAACTAAACTTTGGTATCGATGATGCCAAGTCATTCGTTGCTGGACCAGCTGTTGCAAATACATTAAATTGCACAACACTACAAAATACAGCAATAAACGTCTCATCATTCGGAACACTAACGAATGGCGATACTTATGTTGAAGATCCACAACGTGGAACATTAATCTTTAAGTTACCAGGAACATACGTCAGCCGCACGTCATTAAACAACGTAGATTATTTCTACAATAAGTTTGTGCCAAATCGCGCTAACAACGGAACTGCTGGTGAGTTTACGTTATCGCAAGGTTCGGGTCTTGATAGTTTTGAGACTGTTCCTTGGGCAGATTCAACATCAGCAATTCAAGATAACTTAATCTTCGTTGTAAGAAATAATAACGGCAATACAAGTTATCCAAACGGAACGATTTTACAACTCACCTCAGCCAACGTAACAATTGGTTCACCAGCAACTACATTTACTGTAAACACTGCAGTTCCTGATATTCTTGCTGTTGATATTTTCGTGAATGTTAAAGTAAATGATTCTGAAGATTTGATTAGAAATAAAGTTTACTATTCAAATACAACATACACATATACACCATTCACTTATCCTGTTTCAAATGCTACATCAAATACAACAGTAACATTAACCAATCTCGGTGAAGTTGCGAAGATTGATATGGCAAATGGATTGGTTTGGTTGACAAATCCAACATATAATAATATTCGTCCTGGTGACAGCGTCTCGTTGTTTATTCCAGACGTTGTTAAGGTTCGTCGCGTTTTACAAGGAAACAATACTTCTGTTCCAGTCGGCGACGCAAATACATCAGATATTACATCAAGATTCTTTATTGATTATGGTCAGAAAGATGATCGTTATGATCACGCCAGATTAATATTAAAACCAGGTGCTGATTCTCCAACAGGAATGTTACTCGTTCATGTTGATTATTACCATCACATCTATGCTGCTGGAGCAAATGTATCATTCTTCTCACCAGCATCATATCCTGAAGCGCAATATAATAATGGATCAATTCCAGTATATACTGCTGCTGATGGCACATCGTATGAACTTCGTGACTGTCTCGATTTCCGCCCAACACTACCAGTTGGCGCAGTAGATGATGCATACGTTGTTCCAAATTTAACTTCTCCAGATTCAACCACTGAACTATCATTTAATCATTATCTACCTCGTATCGATAAACTCGTATTGAGTAAAGATAAAGAATTTAGAATTATTCAGGGTCGTTCGGCTTCAGTTCCTTATCCACCAGAAGATCTCGATGATGCAATGACATTGTTTGTCATTAATCTTCCTGCTTACGTTGGTGATATTCGTCAAGTTGGATTACGATACATCGATAATCGTCGATTAACAATGAAGGAACTTGCCTCTTTGAATAAGAGAGTTGAGCGTCTCGAACAATATACTTCTTTGAATAACGTTGAAAATCTTGCTCTATCAGATCCAACTCAATATGAAGATGGAACTGAAAAAGAGAAGTTTGGTATTTTGGGTGAAAACTTCAGCAACTTTAATATTGCTGATTTCCGCAACCCAGACTTTACTGTTGCAGTAGATGGTGGATTCTTAGTTCCTCAAATGGAAAACAAACCACTATCGTTTAAGAATATTGTTCGCACAAATACCAAAAAGAATTTGCGTACACTATCATTGAACTTTACAGAAACTCCAGCAATCACACAAAACGTTGCTTCGAATGCTGTTAAGATTTCGCCATTCTTGTTTGGTCGCTTCAATGGTATTATTGATCTAACACCTGAAACTGATTTCTGGTGTTCAGATAGATTGAAGCCAGAGGTGATTGCTGAGCCTTCTCAAATCGTTGAGCAACCAAGACGCATTCGTGAACTTGTATTTGAAGATCTTGATATTTCCACAATTCCATTTGTGACGAATGACGCATCTACATTAATTATTGAGACACCAAATACAGATCCTTCTACGAATGCAAACGCAACTGTCGTTGTTGCGCCAGCAGAAGAACCACCACCAGTGTTGCCTTCTGATCCAGTGCCAATTGAATTGCCTGCTCTTCCACCTGTTTCACCAGACGTTCCAAGTGCATGGATTGAAGTTGCTCCTGCGATCGCATATCCTCAACCTGTAATTGAACCTACAGTGTTGCCAGCAGCAGCATCAATATTCAGTGGTGGTGGATTAGACTTATTCGCAGCAGTTAATATTAACTTCCAAGAGCCAACTGTTGCAGTTCAAGGTCCTCTCGATTCATCAATTCCTTCTTCAAGCGAACCAGTGAAAGCACCAACAGGTGGCGGCGGAAGATCAATCAATAAAGATCCACTCAACTTTAGATATGATAGAAATTAATAGGTAAAAGACAACATGGCTATTACAGATAATACAACGACAGTTGACGCAAGTTTAGTTCCGTACATTCGCAACAGACAAGTTGAGTTTGCTACGAGAAACTTAAAGCCTTTTGCGCTTGCGAGAATATTCTTTGATGACATTGCTGTCAACTCATATGTACAGGCAGCAAATAGAATCATCATCGACTCAAAACTTGTTGTAACAATCAGCAATAATAGTCAAACTATCTATGCCAACGATATCGTATATCAAGGCAGTTCAAATACCGATAATACATTTAATGGTATCGTGGATTCTCGGAGTGGCAACACACTTATTATTCGCAGATCTTCACGTCAAGATAAATCAATTGGCGGTAATGGATTAACAGGTAACTTTGACGATACTCTTCAACTTTATATTGAGAATGTTACAAGCGGATTAACATATACAAGTGCAAATGTTGTAACTGTTGTCAGTCAAAATACTGCTGATGCATTTTATCCTGGCGAAGGTGTATTGTGCCGTCAAGCAGGTAATCACTTTGCAACTATTATCTCGACCTCTGGCGATAATATTATCTATGTAAATCAAAACTATATTAATCTAAACGTTGGCGGTCTTGGTAATGCTATTTCCGCAATGACAAATGATTTTAAAGTTGGTGAAATTGTTTATCAAACATCTGACGGATCAAAGCGTTATGATAAAGCAGTATTCGTTGGCGAAGTTGTTTATTATAACACAGAAGGTGGTGGCACAACTCACGGTGTAATTGCTATTAAGCATGTTTCAGGTCGCCTCGTAGCAAACTCAGTTGGTGCTGATTATGCTAATAACGCAGCAACAAACACTCGCTCATATATTTGGAATAATTCAAATACATCAGCAAAACCATTATTTGCTTCAGATTATAATAAAGACACATTTGGATCAACTGGTGGCAGAACGATTCAAAGTATCGCAAATGCATCAGCGAATGTTCTTGTAAATTCATATTTCCCAAGATCATCTATTATCGCTAATACAGACGCTGGTCCAAATAATCAATGTATTAATATGCACGTCAGTTCAACTATTGGTCGTGCAGTTGTTGGTAATCTCGTCTATTTCGTATCTGGTACTGGCGTTGGTGAAGTCCGTCGCTGCACTGGTTTCGTATCAGCAAATCCAGAAATTATTGTATTGAACAGCGCACCAAGTTTCACGATGACTGGAAACACCTATTTCAGCGTCGAGAACATGTATGTTGACTCTTATGGTGGACAGGCTGGTATTTTCCATATTCCTGAATATCCAAACTTGAAATTCAAGACAGGTAATCGTGTATTGTCTGTAACTGACACAAATACATTTGATAATCCTGATTATGGAATGCGTGCTGCAGCAACTTATTCTGCAGTTGGCAGATTTAGAACAGGAAATGATACACAAACCACACCTATCCTAACATTATTGCCTGAAGTAAATTCTGATGCTCCTGTAAAACCAGTAAGCCCATCAGAAAGAACATTTAATAACGACGCAACTAAATCGCCATTGACTGATAGAGCAGGTGGAAGTGTTCCAAGATTGCCAATCGGTGACTCATTGGCTCAAACATTCTTCACACCAAAACCATCAAGCAACAAACCAGATTATGGCATGTTCGTTTCGTCAGTTGATCTATTCTTCAAGACAAAACCATCATATGCAAATGGCGGTATGTTGTTGCCAGTTACTGTAAAGATTGCAGAAGTTGTCAACGGATTCCCAACTCAGACTTATCTTGGAAGTTCGACTGTACAATTTGATAAAGTTAAAGTGTCAACGAATCCAAGTTCATCTAACACAAGCACTGTAACGAAATTTAATTTTACTGATCCAGTTTATCTACAACCAAATCGTGAGTATGCGCTCATCGTAAATTCTGATTCGCCAGATTATGAAGTGTATGTTGCCGAAATGGGTAGCCTCGTTCTTGGTGCAGCACAGCCACGTCGTATTTCTGATCAGCCATACGCTGGTGCATTCTTCCGTGCTCAAAATTCTTCAACATGGGCGCCATATAATAACATCGACTTGATGTTTGTGATTAACAAGGCTGTGTTTAATTCTTCTGGTTCTGCAGTGTTTAATCTTGCAGATACACCAATCGCAAATCTTGATATTGATCGCGTGACATTGTTGTCAACTGACTTGAGATTCCCTAAAGGTGCTGTACAGTATTCTGTTAAGGGAATGTATGCGTACAATTCAAATCAAGACACAGGAATTACAGTTGAACCAAACTCAGTTCTCGAATATGGTTCTGTTCTTGACAGATCAGCGAATACTGCATCAGCATCGTTCTTGAATCGTCGTCGTATTCATGGTGGTAATGCTAACAGCGTACAATTGACTGTTACAATGACCTCTACTGACACTGATATTTCGCCAATTATTAATCTTGAGCGTCTTGGCTTGTCTGCTGTGACATATAAGATTAACAATGGCGGTGTTTCAAATACAGTAATTTCAATTACGAATAAGGGTGTCGGATATAATGCGCACTCAACAAGCGGTAACGTAATTATTGGTGGATCAAATAACTCAATCAATAACTTCGCTCAACTTTATCGTGAAACATATTATGCCAACAGTTATAATATTGGATTCTATAATATTTCTGTATCTGGTGGCGGTGGATCTGGAGTTACTGGATTCGCAGTGGCTAACACTGACGGATCAAATACAGTAAACCACATCGTAATTACAACCTCTGGCAGCGGATATATCGAAACTCCAGCAATTACAATTGCTAATGGTAACGCAACAACCAATATAACAGCAACTGCATTGGTATCTGGTGAAACTGATAAATCTGGTGGTAATATCTACTCCAAGTACATTTCTCGTGAAATTATTCTCGAGGATGGATTTGAGGCTGGCGATTTGAGAGTGTTTATGGATGCTATTCGTCCAAGCCCAACAGATATTCAGGTTTATTATAAAGTCCTATCACCAGATGATCCAGAAAAACTCTCAGATAAGAGCTGGCGTCGTATGGAAAAATATAAGGATATCTACTCAAGAACAGCAGCATCAACTGTAATGCTTGAGTTTAGACCTTCGTTGGAAGAAAATAGAATATCCTACACCGAAAATGGCAGAACATATCCTATCGGTGGAAGATATAAAAACTTCGCAATTAAGGTTTGCCTCTTGACTCCAGATCCTGCATTGGTTCCAAAGTTAGACAACCTCAGAATTATTGCTATCCCAGAGGGTTGATATGCGATCCAGAGTAAAGGATAATCTTGATTATGTCAAAGACATGAATAACTTTGCTGTGCTGAATACAAACAAGGCTGTTGTTGCTAAACATGAAAAGAAAATGGCTGAGTTGAAAAGGGCAAAGGCAGTTGAAGAGGAAATAAATAACCTTAAATCAGAAGTTTCTGACATTAAAAATATGCTCAGCGAGATTTTAAAAGCAGTGAGCAACGAGAAATAATAAATGGCAAATACAGCAAATATCACATTAGTTACCACAGCGAATACGTTCGATCACTGGAGAATTCAAACTAATCTCCTGATCGATGATGTGGAAGAAATTGCTCGTGAGAATTTCATCAAGGAACGAGGCAGCATTACAGTCAATCAAGGTACATTGACTCTTGCCAATTCATCAGGTGGTGTGCTTCTCGACGTCAAAGACGATGCTCGCATTGACGGAACGTTATCTCTCAGAAACATTGAACAAGACGCTGCTGGATACGTTTATCTAAATGGCGGCGATATTCAATTTAATAATCTAACTGCTGCTACAGCAAGATTTCAAGCAAATATTAACGTTGTATTCCGTGGTGCGAATGTAGAATTCACAAACGGAAATGTGTTTTTCTCAAATTCCAGCGCAACTGGTTTGGTCACGATTCGTCCAAATACTAATTTCCTCAGCAATGTGACTGTATCGAGAAACGTTGATGTGACAATGAACACAACAACAGGTAATCTTTCAGTTACACAAAATGTTGCTGCTGGTAATTTATCTGTTACGCAAAATACAACAACTGGTAACATTGTTGTTTCAACGTTGGCAAATATTACAACAGGCAATATCGTAACAGCAAATATCGCTACATTAAATGTAGAGGCTGCTGGTGCAACAGCAAATATTCTTCTTGCTAATATCGCAAATGCTGCTGTTGTAAATACAGTTGTCACTGAACTTACTGCAACAACTGCTAATGTTGGCACTGTAAATGGCACCACGTTTATTACTGTCGCTGGATTAAATGTAACAGACCAAGCGAATAACGCAAGAAACCAAGCCAACACAGCGCGTGATCAAGCAAACACGGCACGCGACCAAGCAAATACAGCCAGAACTCAAGCGAATACAGCATACGGACAAGCCAATGCTGCCTATGATGCAGCAAATACTCGCGTATTAAAGGCTGGCGATACAATGACAGGCAATTTAAATGTTGCTGCGTCAATTATCACACAAAATGTTGTACCAAATCTAAACGTAACATATAATCTCGGTGAAGCAACAAAGAGATTCAAAGACGTTTATCTTTCAAACAGTACCATCTATCTCGGCGATGCAACAATTAGTGCTGATGATGTTCGTGTTAATGTTCAAGCACTTAATGTCGCAACGAATGCTGCGATTACAGTTGCTAATATTGGAACTGTAAACTCAACAAGCATTGTAGCAGGAACAATCACTGCCACAACATTACTTGTTACAGATCCTATTTCCGCCCCAGCAGAAACTAATGAATCTTCTTATAGATTAAGAGTAAACGCAACATCGCGTGGTGATGGTGCCTTTGGTGTAAGACTTGGTTCAGCGGCGAATGGTAATGCCTGGATTAATTTTGACACTGCTGCTGGAAATGTTTGGCGTGTAACTGCTAATAGTACTGAAGGAACATATTATACATTGTTAACAACTCAAAATGTTGTTGACTCTGTAACCTCAACAAGCACAACAGGTGCTGCTGCTCCAAACTCAGTTAAAACTTCATATGATCAAGCAACTACAGCACGTGATCAGGCTAACACTGCCCGAACTCAAGCAAACACCGCTCGCGACACTGCGAACGGAGCATATGCTCAAGCCAATAGTGCTTATGGTCAAGCAAATATTGCATACGGACAGGCTAATACAGCATATGGTCAGGCTAACTCGGCACGTGATCAGGCGAATACTGCCAGAACAACTGCTAATGATTCTTACGGAGCAGCGAACACTGCTCAGACAAACGCATTGAATGCATATGGTCAAGCCAATAACGCACGTGATCAAGCAAACACTGCACGCAATGTTGCCAATAGTGCATATGGACAAGCAAATACAGCAACTACGAATGCATCTGCAGCAGATACTATTGCTAAAAATGCTTATGGTCAAGCAAACACTGCCACAACAAACGCAGGTAATGCATATAACGCTGCAAATACTGCTCAAACAAACGCATTAAATGCATACGGTCAGGCGAATAACGCCAGAGATCAAGCAAACACAGCAAGAACTCAAGCCAACACTGCTTATAATCAAGCAAATACGGCAACTACGAATGCTGGTAATGCTTACAATGCCGCGAATACTGCTCAAACGAATGCGTTGAATGCGTATGGGCAAGCAAACAATGCTCGAGACCAGGCAAACACTGCTCGTACTCAAGCAAATACTGCCTACGGTCAGGCAAATACAGCAACTACAAATGCTGGTAATGCCTACGCTCAAGCCAATAATGCTTATGCTCAGGCTAACAATGCATTGCCATCCCTAAATATTATCAGTAGCACTACTGTTACAGCAATTAAAAATCAACATTATGTGTTGAAGAACGCTGCGGCTTCTACTGTTACGCTACCTGCATCACCAGCTGCTGGTGATGTTGTTTGGATTTCTACAGAAAATGGACTTGCAAATAATATTGTGGCAAGAAACGGAAATAAGATTAAGAGCCTTTCAGAAGATTTAACACTTGATATTGCCAACACAATGGTTCAATTGAGATACGTTGATTCTACTGTTGGCTGGACATTTACTTGAGGATTGTATAGATGAGTACACTTACAGGATTACTTGGTGGTGGCGGAAAACCTAATAGAGTCACAGTTTATACTTCTGGCTCAGGATCATTTACACCATTAAGTACATCAAATAGTTTTCTTCGCGTGACGATAACTGGCGGCGGTGGTGGTGGCGGTCGTGGTGCTGGTTCTCCTATTTCTCCTGGCGGTGGTGGTGGCGCAGGAGGATCAACAGTTCAAGTGATGTTTAAAGTTGCTGCGCCATCTTATAGTTATACTGTTGGTGCTGGTGGTACTGGCGCAAACACCGCAACGAGTTCGTCAACACCAGGAACAACTGGCGCAAATGGATCAAATTCTATTTTTGGATCGTTTGAGGCTGGTGGTGGTGGTTCCGGAACATCAGGCACTGGTGGTGGTGGCAATTTAAACATCAATCGTCACCCATCAGCCTTACAATTTTATAAAGGCGGAAATGGGGGTACTGGTAATTATAATCCAGCTGGTCCTCCTGGAACAGCTGTTAATGGTTTATCAGGTCACGAAACTGATTCTCCATATTCAGTGCCAGCGCCAGGATCTTCAATAAACCGATTAACTTCGCCATCGAATGGTGGCACTGCAACAACGAGTGCACCGTCTTATCCATTTCGTGCTGGTGGTGGCGGTGGTGGTGCTTCTATCTATGGAATCGGTGGAGCAGGAGGATCTGCTCAATCTCCACATACAGTAAGTGTTTACACTGGTGCAGCTGGTCCTGCTTGGGGTGCTGGTGGCGGTGGTGGTGCTGTAAGTGATGATGGATTTGCGCCTTCACCAGATCCAGAATTCCCAGGACCTTCAGTTGGTGTTTATGGCGGCGGTGGTAGTGGTAACTCAGGAATTATTATTATTGAGGAGTTTGTTTACTAATGAAAAGATGGGCACTAATTAATTTGGCAAATGTAGGCGAAGTTCGAACTACAGTAGAACAAGAAACCAAACCAACAGTTTTTGTTGAAGAAGACAAAAGCGATTGGGTAGAAATTACCGATACACCATATGTTTCTTCTGGATACAAATATAATATTCAAACTAAAACATTTGATTTAATTAAATCTGATACAATTTTAACTCGCGCAGAATTAATGAATCAACTTGGTGATGATTATGTTGAAGTTGTTGCTGCATCTAAGACTGATGCTGCTGTTGAAGTTTGGCTTGAAAAATTTAGAATGACTGATACATTTAATTTAAATGAACAAAAAGTAAAAGATTCTATTAATTTTCTTGTGAATAAAAATATACTATCAAGAGAAGCAGCAGACAAACTTTTGAGCCTCTAACATGGCAAGTCAAGTAGAATTATTTTGTGATCAAGGAACTGATTTTTCAATTACACTTGATCTCAGTAACGACGATGGCACAGCGATTAATGTTGCTGGCTATTCACTCACATCTTCAATCCGAAAATCATATTATTCCGCAAATGTAACTGCAAATTTAACTGTATCGATTACCGATGCCGCGAACGGAAACATTAGATTATCTATGAATTCTGCGACTACCAGTAATATTAAGGCTGGTAGATATCTTTATGACGTTAAAATGCAGGATACTTCGAGTGTTGTTTCGCGTGTTATTGAAGGTATCATAACAGTTTATCCGCAGATTACGCAATGAAGATATCGATTGGATCGGGAAGTAATGTTACAAAAGTTACTGTTAACACTGGAGCAAATGTAGCATTTGCTCCTGCGACCGATCGCAGTCCAGCAGCACAAATTACAATATCTTCTGGTGGTGGCGGTGGCGGCAGTCCTCTGGCATACGACCAAGCCAATCTTGCACTTAATACAGCAAATACAGCCTATGCTCAAGCCAACGGAGCATATAATCAGGCGAATGGTGCTTACGGTCAAGCCAACGGAGCGTATGCGCAAGCAAATGGTGCTTACGAACAGGCTAACGGAGCCTATCAACAGGCGAATGGCGCATACGAACAAGCAAATGGAGCATATGCACAAGCGAATGGCGCGTATGCTCAGGCTAATCTTTCTTACGCTCAAGCCAACGCTGCTTACGACGAAGCCAATACACGTGTTCTAAGAGCAGGCGACACCATGACTGGCAACTTAAATGTTGCGGCATGGTTAATTACACAAAATATTGTTCCTGCTGTAAACAATACATTTAATCTTGGTAGTCCAGAATTTAAATTCAAAGATTTGTATGTTGGTGGAAACACCGTATACATCGGCGATGCTGTTTTATCTGCTGAAGGAACAGAAGTTCGAACCAATACATTTAATGCGACTGTATCCTTTGTCAGTGGTGGATTAAATGTTTTAAATCAAGCCAATTCTGCATATGATGCTGCGAATAATGCGGGATCTATTGCTATTAATGCTTATGGGCAAGCCAATGCTGCATATAATCAAGCAAATGCTGCTTATGCTGAAGCAAATTTAAAATTAAATTTAACTGGCGGAACCATTAATGGTTCACTCAATGTATCTGGTAATCTTTCTGTTACTGGTAATACGACATATTATAATGTAACAACGTACATCGTTGATGATCCATTAATTTATCTTGCTGCGAACAATGACACAAGTGATCTTGTTGACATTGGATTTATGGGCGGCAAAAATACTGCAGGTCAATACAGTCACACAGGTCTTGCGAGAGATGCTGGCGATGGCACCTGGTATTTGTTTGATAATCTTCTCGACGAAGGTCATGTTAACAACGTTGTTGATTTTGCTAACACGACACTTGCATTACTCCGCGCAAATATCGCAGCAAACAGCATTACACTTGTTGGTAACACAGTAGCAACACAGGCTAATTTAACACTTGCTCACGACCAGGCTAATACTGCCAGAAATACTGCGAATGATTCATATGCTCAGGCAAATGCCTCATATGATCAAGCAAATACAGCTCGAAACACTGCGAATGATGCTTACAGCCAAGCAAACACAGCAATTGGTATTGGTCAAAACGCATTAGGGTATGCGTATGCAGCATATGCCCAAGCAAATTCTGCCAGAGATCAAGCAAACACATCATATACGCAAGCAAATAATGCGAGAGATCAGGCTAATACTGCGCGCACAACTGCTAATAACGCTTATAATACAGCAAACAATGCTTATAATGATGCGAATAACAGAGTATTAAAGTCTGGCGATACAATGACAGGTCAGTTGAACATCAGTTCAGGTGGCTTGCTTGTAACTGGAAACGCAAATATTTCTGGCACATTGAATGTTGGAACTTCTATTTCAACATCAGGTAGTGGCGGTGATATTACTGGCGCGAATACAATTTATGCTAACACGTTCTCGACAACTGGTGGTATTAATGTAACTGCTCAGGCTGCGAATGCCTATGATCAAGCCAATACTGCTCGAAATCAGGCTAACACTGGTTATGGTCAGGCAAACTCAGCGTATAATCAGGCAAATAATGCTTATGATGCGGCGAATAATGCTGCGGTAAAAGTTTCGGCTAATTCTGGAATTCCATTATCCACTAACACATTTGTGTTTAACAACACTTCTACAGTGTCAGTTGTAGTTGAGCAGAGTGGAAGTAATGCAAATATCTCATTTATTTCTTCTGGCGGTGGTGGTGGATCTGGACCAGGTTCAACAAGAGACAGTTTTACAGGCAATGGCGTTGCGAATGTATTTACACTTTCAGTAATTCCTACAAATGAAAATTATACTATCGTTTTTGTTGGTGGTATTTTACAAGGTGATTTAGATTATAATATTGCTGGTGGAAATGTAGAGTTTACCGTTCCACCACCAAATAATCAACCAATTGAAGTTTACACAATTGGAGAAGCTCTAAGCGCAAACGGGAATAATATAAGCGTTGTATATACAACTGATGGTAATGTAAATACATACGCTCTTGGGTTTAATGTATCCAATAATAATAATTTATTGGTATCATTAGATGGAATAACGATGATTCCTACCACTGATTATACTTGCTCAGGAAGCAATGTAACATTGACATTTATGCCGCCATCAGGGATTACAGTAGAAGCGAGATCCTTGCGTTAATAAATATCTAAGAATTTTAAGAGCAAACCATGACAAGAATAGTATCAATATTTTTAGGCGGCACTGGTGCAAATAACGCAGTTGACGCTCTTTCTAATCTGGGTGCTGCGAATGTGGCAGCATACGCTCAAGCCAATACTGCAAGAGACACTGCTAATGACGCTTATGGCGCTGCAAATACAGCATCATCGTCTGGATCCGCAGCATATGACCAAGCCAATACTGCTCGAGACACTGCGAATAGTGCATATAATACTGCAAATACAGCGTCTTCTTCTGGTTCTGCTGCATATGACCAAGCCAATACTGCAAGAGATACAGCAAATAACGCATATGGCGAGGCTAATGCGGCATATACTCAAGCCAATGGCGCATATTCTCAAGCGAACAGTGCATACGCTCAGGCTAATGGAGCCTACTTTCACGCCAATATAGTATATGCTCAGGCTAATACTTCTTATGATCAGGCTAATGCAGCATATGGGCAAGCCAATAACGCATATGCTGAAGCCAATTTAAAACTTAATATTTCAGGTGGCAGCATTACTGGCGATCTCTCTGTCACTGGTAATCTTCAAGTTCTCGGCAATTCTACTATTCTAAACGTCGAAACATTATTCGTTGAAGATAATGAAATTGTTCTTAATTCAAATGTAACTGGCGAACCTTCCACTGATGCATTTATTACTATTAATCGTGGTGCAAATACTAATGCATCGCTCAAATGGGATGAAACATCAGAACAATGGAAATGGAACGACGCTGATGATATATTTTATGCATTCGATTCAGCATTAGACGCATATGCTCAGGCGAATAACGCAAGAGACCAAGCAAATGCTGCTTATGGTGAAGCAAATACTGCATATACAACAGCAACAAATGCTTATACTGAGGCGAACACTGCATACAATCAAGCCAACGCAGCATACTTCCAAGCCAACAGCGCATATGGTCAAGCAAATGGTGCTCGGGATCAGGCAAATACTGCTTATGGTCAGGCAAACTCAGCGTATGGTGTAGCCAATGATGCTTATGGTGCTGCAAATACAGCAAATACAAATGCTCTTAACGCATATGCTCAAGCAAATACTGCACGTGATACTGCTAACGATTCTTATTCAGCGGCTAACACAGCAAATACGAATGCATTAAATGCTTATGCTCAAGCGAATACTGCATACAATCAAGCCAATGACGCCTATGGGCAAGCAAATACAGCATATGCACAGGCTAATGACGCATATAGTCAAGCAAATACTGCACGTGGAACTGCAAATGATGCTTATGGTCAGGCTAATTCAGCATATAATGCAGCAAATAATGCACAAGTAACAGTATATGCAAACAACGCATCAGCAGTTACAACTCAAAAGATTAATTTTGTTAACACAGCAACTGTCTTAGTAAGCGTTACAAATGAAAATGGTAACGCGAATATTGAATTTACATCAACTGCAACTGGCGGCGGTGAAGCATACAATCAAGCCAATGCTGCTTATGATCAAGCAAACACTGCTCGTGGAACTGCTAATGATGCCTATGGCGCAGCCAATACCGCAAACACAAATGCATTAAACGCATATGCTGAAGCAAACACCGCTAATACTAATGCCATCAATGCATATTCTCAAGCCAACACTGCACGTGATACTGCTAATGATGCTTACGCTGGTGCTAATACTGCTAACACCAACGCTCTAAATGCTTATGCGGAAGCCAATACAGCAAACACAAATGCACTCAATGCATATGGTCAAGCGAACTCTGCTTATGACACCGCAAATGGTGCATATGCACAAGCCAATGGCGCTTACGCTCATGCGAACATAGTTTATGCTCAAGCGAATAGCGCATATGATCAAGCAAATAGTGCGCGCGATCAAGCGAATACAGCCAGAACAACTGCGAATGATTCTTATGCGCAAGCGAATACTGCTCGCGATACTGCGAATGGTGCATACAGCCAAGCCAACGGAGCATATGCTCAGGCTAACGGCGCATATGCCCACGCAAATATTGTTTACGCGCAAGCAAATACTGCTTATGATCAGGCAAATACTGCACGTGGAACTGCAAACGACGCATACGCTCAGGCTAATACTGCTCGAAATACTGCTAATGACGCATATGGTGCAGCTAATACTGCCCAAACAAATGCACTAAATGCTTATGATCAGGCAAATACTGCTCGAGACCAGGCAAACACCGCTCGTACAACCGCCAATGATGCATATGCTGGCGCGAATACTGCTAACACAAATGCACTCAATGCATATGGTCAAGCAAACTCTGCTCGTGATCAGGCAAATACTGCACGTACACAAGCAAACAATGCTTACGCTGAAGCCAATTTAAAACTTAATTTGACTGGCGGATCTATTACTGGCGATTTAACAATCACTGGTAATCTATTTGTAAACGGAACTGAGACCATAGTCAATACGTCAAGTTTGACAGTTAATGATCCAATTATTCTTCTTGCAAATAACAACACAACAAATGCAGTTGGTATTGGTTTTGTGGGTCATTATGGTCCAACTCAACAACATGCTGGATTGATTCGCGCAAATCAAGATGAAGTTTGGTATCTCTTTGAAAATTATGACGATCATATCCTTTATGCCAATAATGTTCTTGATCTTGCGAACGTAAAACTCGCAACACTCAAAGCAAATATTAATGCAAATAGTTTGTTGCTTGTTGGTAATACAGTTGCGACTCAAGCCAATCTTACACTCGCATACAATCAAGCAAACAGTGCCAGAGATCAAGCAAATACTGCAAGAAACACGGCGAACGATGCATACGCTGAAGCAAATAGCGCAGAAACTATTGCCATAAATTCATATGGTCAGGCGAATGCCGCTCGTGATCAGGCTAACACTGCTCGAACACAAGCAAATACATCGTACGATCAGGCAAATAATGCTCGCGATCAAGCCAATACTGCACGTGATACTGCGAATGGTGCGTATGCTCAGGCTAACGGCGCATATGCTCACGCTAATATCGTATATGCTCAAGCGAACACAGCAAGAGATCAAGCAAATACCGCACGTGATCAAGCAAATACTGCAAGAAACACAGCGAACGATGCATATGCTGGTGCTAACACAGCAAATACGAATGCATTAAATGCTTATGCTCAAGCAAATACAGCAAATACAAACGCATTAAACGCATATGCTCAAGCAAATACAGCCCGCAATACTGCTAATGATGCTTATGGTGAAGCCAATACTGCTGAAACAATTGCGTTGAATGCATATGGTCAAGCAAATACTGCTCGAGACCAGGCAAACACTGCTCGCACTCAAGCGAATACTGCTCGTGACACTGCTAATGCTGCTTATGGTCAGGCTAATACAGCAGCAACAAATGCACTAAACGCATACGGACAAGCAAATACAGCACGCGACCAAGCAAATACTGCTTACGGTCAAGCAAACACTGCACGTGATCAGGCGAATACTGCTCGTACAACTGCTAACAATGCATACAATACAGCAAACAATGCTGTCGTTGCTTCTGGCGGTACGGCAACAACGCTCACACTCAGATCTTATCGTGAAGGAATTAATACAAGAACAGTAACAGCGAATGTGATTGCAGATTTGTCAGGAAATAATATCTTTGACTTTACATTATCTAATAGCAATGCTGCGATTACATTCAATAATGCACCTGCTTCTGGTAATGCATTCCCTGTAACATTGATTCTTCGTCAACCTGGAACTGCTGCAAATGTGGTAAACTATCCAAATACAGTTTACTGGTCAAGCGGCGAAGCAGCAGTTCTTTCGTCTGGTATTGCAAATAAATTAGATATTATTTCTTTGATTACTGTTGATGGTGGTTCGACATTCTTCGCCGCACACTCAATGGCAAATGTATCTTACAGTTAAGAGGAATATATAAATGAGTATGGATAAAACTAATGTAGTATCAATTAAAAAGAATCAGCGAGATTCTTTTGAAGGTATTTTGAAAGCATACCGTGAAGAGATCACAAAGATCAATGCTGTAGATAACCTTCAAATTATTGACCTTAAAAAGTCAAATATTTTCCACATTACTCTCAGAAAAAATATTATAAATATTGCGTTTGATAATCTACCCGAAGCCGATAAATCATATTCTTGCACTCTTATTCTTAAGCAAGATACACTTGGTGCTCGAAAGGTAGTATTTCCTGAGAATGTGCTTTGGTCTTATGGTGAAGTGGCTGTTCTCGCAACAAAACCTAATCATGCAGATGTGATCACGTTGATGACGTTTGATGGTGGTGAAACATTTTTTGCTTCCCACGCATTGGCCAATTTAGGAAAATAACGGAGGATAACTCATAATGGCTAATCTAATACGAATTCGTGATGTTACTGTGTATACTGCTCTTGGCGTAAATGCTGCAGAATGTTACGAAGCTGTAAAACTATTAAAAGACAATAATGTTCCAATTAATCATTTAAATTGGAATAACGAAGATGATGCTGCAAATACATTTGCTCCATTGAGCACATGGAATTTTACTGCAAATGGTGCTGATTTCTCAACAAGAGAAATCACACGTTTTCCAATCGTTCACTGGAAAATTGTTATGGATGACGACACAAATGGAATCAACGTTGCAGTTGGTTTAGAAGAACTTCAAAATTCGCAATTAATTGCTAATCTTGACAAAGTCGTCCGTCCATCGTAATCGGTGTTATTGAATGCCATTAGCGGCTACCACACTTCGTAAGACTCGCGTAAAGGCGGGAAGCGTTACGTTCAGCTCAAACACGACATGGGTCATTCCATTTGGCGTGCGTAAAGTTACAATCACAGCAACTGGTGGTAGTGGCAATTCAGGTCAACCAGGAAACGCAGGCACAAACGGTGCTGCTGGCACAGGTGGTGCTGGCGGTACTGCTGGTGTTGCAGGAAACGCAGGACAACCTGGAGCACAAGGTAATACAGGGCAACCAGGAAACTCAGGTACCAATGGTGCTGGTGGTGCTGGTGGTGCTGGAGGAAATGCTGGTAACAGCGGTCAGCCAGGCAATGCTGGTCAACCAGGAACTAACGGTGCAGCTGGTACTGCAGGTGCTGGTGGATCAGCAGGAAATCCAGGTGCAATAGGAAACACTGGGCAGCCAGGAACCAATGGTGCTGGAGGCACAGGTGGCGCTGGTGGTCCAGGTGGTGCTGCTGGTAACTCGGGTCAGCCAGGATCCATAGGTAACACTGGACAACCAGGAACCAATGGTGCTGGCGGAACTGGTGGTGCTGGTGGTGCTGGAGGAAATGCTGGCAATTCTGGAGCAATAGGAAACACTGGTCAACCAGGAAATTCAGGCACAAATGGCACAGGTGGAACTGCAGGTCAAGGTGCTGCTGGCGGTGGTGGTGGAAATGCAGGTCTTGGTGGCAATGGTGGCAAATGGCCAGGTCCTGCAGGAACTACAGGCGGGAATGGAAATGAAGGAACTAAAGGAAATGGTACTGTAGGACCAAACAGCCCAGCTCAACGTGGTGGACCTGGAGGGAGGGGATTGGGCGCTTCTCCAGGATCAAATGCTGCTGGAGGACAGGGTGGACAAGGTGGTGTTGGTGGTCATTGGACTTACGGATTAGCAGGTGGAACAGGAAACGCAGGAGCAAATGGTAATCCAGGTGCTGCAGGAAACACAGGTGCTGCTGGATCAGGAGCAGGCACAGGTGGCGCAGGTCAGCCAGGAAATGCTGGTGGCACAGGTGCAGCAGGAGCAAAAGGAAATACAGGTGCGAATGGCGCCGCAGGAACAGGCGCAACATCAGGTCAAACAGGACAACCAGGAAATGCTGGAACTGCTGGTGCTGCTGGAGCAAAAGGAAATACAGGTGCAGCGGGAACAGGTGCTACGGCAGGTCAACCAGGAGGAACTGGTGGCACAGGAGCAAATGGTGCTGCTGGAACAGCAGGAGCAGCAGGAACTGGTGCTGGAACTGGTGGAGCAGGTCAACCTGGAACTGCTGGAGCAGCAGGAACTGCTGGTGCTGCAGGTAATAAAGGTGCCGATGGTGCTGCTGGAACAGGAGCAACGGCTGGTGGAACTGGTCAACCAGGAAATCCAGGAACTGCTGGTGCTGCAGGAAATAAAGGTGCTGATGGCGCATCAGGAACTGCCACAACATTTGTCGCAGGTGCATCAGTCGCATTCAGTACAGTAACTGCTCCAGGAGGCGCTGCTGGTGCGGGTGGTGCAGCAGGTGCAGCAGGAAACGCTGGTCAACCAGGAGCACAAGGTAATAGCGGTCAACCAGGAACCAATGGCGCAGCAGGTACAGGTGGTGCAGGTGGACCAGGTGGAACTGGCGGATCAGCAGGAAATCCAGGCGCAATAGGAAACACTGGACAACCAGGAACGAATGGTGCTGCAGGTACAGGTGGTGCTGGTGGACTTGCTGGAAATTCAGGTCAACCAGGAAACGCTGGTCAACCTGGAACCAATGGTGCTGGTGGTGCTGGTGGTCCAGGAGGTGCTGCTGGTAACTCAGGTCAACCAGGATCAATAGGAAACACTGGACAACCTGGAACTAATGGTGTTGGAGGCACAGGTGGTGCTGGCGGTCCAGGTGGTGCAGCAGGAAACGCTGGTCAACCAGGATCCATAGGAAATAGCGGTCAACCAGGAACAAATGGCACAGGTGGTGCTGGTGGTGCTGGTGGCGCGGGCGGAAAAGCAGGAAATCCAGGAAATGCAGGCACTGCAGGAACGCGAGGTGGCGCTGGCGGTGGCGGCGGCGGTGGCGGTGGAGGAGCGGGTGCTCAGGCTTATCTTTTTACTGATCCATATTATGGTCAAAGATTTCGTGGAGTTGCAGCATATAATGGATATCCTGGCGGACCTGGAGGTAATGCTGGTGGAGCGCCAGATGGATTTCCAGGTGGTAAGGCTGGTGGTTTCGGTTATGCTGGACAAGGAACTTATCCAGTATCCGCTACTCAACCTTCAGGTCAACCTGGAAATCCAGGAACTGCTGGTGTATCAGGAACTGCAGGTTCTGCAGGTACAGCAGGAACTGGCGCTACTGGAGGGCAACCAGGTGCTGGTGGTCAACCAGGAAATGCTGGAGCAAAAGGTGCTAATGGCAACACAGGCGCAAATGGTGCTGCAGGAACTGGAGCAACTTCTGGATCAGCAGGACAGCCAGGAAATGCTGGAACTGCTGGTGCTGCTGGAGCAAAAGGAAATACAGGCGCCAATGGTGCTGCTGGTACAGGCGCAACATCAGGTCAAGCAGGTCAACCAGGAACAGCAGGTGCTAATGGCGCTGCTGGAACAGCAGGAGCAGCAGGAACTGGTGCAACATCAGGACAACCAGGAAATGCTGGAACTGCAGGCGCAAAAGGTGCTGCTGGAAATACAGGTGCAGCAGGTACAGGTGCTACAGCAGGAAATCCAGGTCAAGCAGGACAACCAGGAAATGCTGGTGGCACAGGTGCAGCAGGAGCAAAAGGAAATACAGGTGCTAATGGTGCTGCTGGAACAGGCGCAACTCCTGGTGGTGCTGGTCAACCAGGTTCTGCCGCAGTTCAAACGCAATCAACATTTAACATGCAAAAAACCGTTTCAGTTGGAGCGTCAACAAATGTTACTGTAGGAACAGGATCAGCAACAGGATCTATCACAATATCTTGGCCAAATCAGTAAGATAAATATATTATACGTTTTGGAGTTATTATGTTTTTTGATAGATTAAAATCGGCGATTAAGACGCCTGAGATTGAATTTCTCTGCGAAGAAGAAGATTTTGGCGCAATTCCAAAACCATATCCTGCCAGAAAACTTATGCCAGATTGGTATAAGGCTCTTCCTCAAAAAATGGAAAAACAAAACACCATCGAGAATGGTACGCTCAAGCGTTGCCCACCATTTCTTGATGCTATGTGTGTTGGATGGATCATTCCTCTTGCTGCTGATGTTCAATTTAAAACTAATCATGATGCGAGCGGCGTAGAGTATCGCTCTATGTTTTATAAATCCATAGTCGAAAATCACAACAAAAATCAAATTACAACAAAAGAAGTGCCAAATCCAAGAGAAAAATTGCCACCATTAAAATTTTTAAATTGGTGGGGTATTCGAGTTCCAAAAGGATATTCTGTTTTGTTTGTGCCACCATTGAACAGACCAGAACATAGATTTACAGTGTTTTCTGGTCTTGTTGATTGTGATGGTTATAATGAGTTTATTAATTTCCCATTTCAATTTAATATACCAAATTTTGTAGGTATAATTGAGGCGGGAACACCGCTTGTTCAGGCTATTCCTATTCGAAGAGACGCCATTATTAAAGATGGTATTGTAAATAAATTTGATGATGATTATAAAGAAAAACTTCGACTAACACGAAATAGAAGAGCAGCACATGAGAGCATATATCGTGATTACATTTGGGAGAGAAAGTGATGTCAGCATATCAATTTGCGCCATGTCCAGATTTGTCAACTCGTGAAGAAATATTCGCAACTTGGGAAAATGGATTTACCGATCAAGATATTAAATCAATTATTGATATTGGAGAAAAATATTGTAAAACAGAGGCTAAAGTTGGTGGGCAACAAGATGGGCAAGATATTTCTAAAATTCGAAAATCAGAAGTGTCCTGGATTAATTTAAACAATGAGACTAACTGGCTTTATGACAAACTTGCGTATATTGCCAGACAATTAAATGGTCAATTTTTCGATTATAATTTGTATGGATTTGTAGAAGATTTCCAATATACAGTATATCGACCAGAAGGAGACCATTATACATGGCATATGGATAAAGGTCCAAACAATGGAGCACCAAGAAAACTTTCGTTAGTTTTACAGTTGTCAGATCCTTCTGATTATGATGGCGGTGATTTAGAAATATTTACTGGTGCAGAACCAATAAAAATGGAAAAACGAAAAGGGCTTATTGTAACTTTTCCAGGATACATTATTCACAGAGTTACGCCAGTGACACGAGGCACACGCAGAAGTCTTGTTGTTTGGATTGCAGGTCCTAAATTTAGATAAGACCTTTGCAATTATATAAATATGATATAAATTGAGAGGTTCTAAATGGCAGTTCCACAAACTCGCGAAGAATTTAAAGATTATTGCCTTCGCAAACTCGGTTTTCCAGTCATTGATATCAACGTCGACGAGGATCAAATAGAAGATCGCATTGACGATGCACTCATTAAATTTAGAGATTATCACTATGATGGCACCGAGGAGATTTATCTCGCGACTCAGGTGACTGCTGGCGATCAAGCAAATGGTTATGTAACCGTTGCAAACTCAATTGTTGGTATTGATCGCGTTTTACCAATCACAGGAAGCAGCATCAGTTCGCAGGGAACAAACGGATTTAACATTTTTGACATTAACTATCAAATTCGTTTAAACGATTTCTATAACCTATTATCTTCTTCATACACTTATTATGTAATTGCAAGAGAGCATCTTGCCATGCTTGATCTAATCGTAACTGGCGAAATACCATTTACTTACAATAAAAAAACTAACAGAGTTTATCTTCAAATGGATTGGAATGGTCGTTTAAATCCTGGCGACTATATTGTATTCCAAGCACGAAAAATTGATTCCGTGGTAGAATACACAAAAATATGGAACGATTCTTGGTTAAAAGCATACGCAACTGCACTTATTAAATTGCAATGGGGCAGTAATATAACGAAGTATTCAAATTATACTTTGCCAGGTGGTCTTGTTGTAAATGGAGAAAAAATCTATAACGATGCTGTTCTTGAGATTGAAAAATTAAGTGCAGATTTGCGTGATGTGTATGAGTTACCACCATCAATGCAAGTTGGATAATAAATGGGAACTTCAGTATATTTTAATAATCAAGGCGCAACGCGCGAGCAGTTCCTCATCGAGGATATGATTATTGAATCAATCCAAAATCACGGAATTGACATTTACTATCTTCCTCGCGAATCGCAATCAACTATTGATGAGTTGTTTGGTGATGATCCTGTGAAGTCATTTACAAAAGCATATAAGATTGATATGTATCTCGAGACATTCAGCGATTACGAAGGCAATCAAGAGTTCTTCAGTAAGTTTGGTCTTGAGATTCAAAAAGAAGCAAGAGTCGCGGTTGCTCGTCGAACATTTGAGCGATACATTCCTAACGCGATAAGAAACACGCCGAAGGAAGGCGATCTTATCTATATGCCTGTTCAAAAGAAAATATTTGAAATTAAAAGAGTTGAAGAAGAAAAAAACTTTTTCCAGGCAGGTAAAGTTGCTCCATATATGTACGGATTGTATGTTGAAAACTTCAGATACAATGGCGAATTAATTCGTACAGGAGTCACTGATATTGATAATATTAATGATCGTCGTGCATTTGGCGTCAAGTATACAATGAATGCTGGTGGAACTGGAACGTTTCATGATCAAGAAATTGTTTATGTTGGAACAACACTCGCAACAGCAACAGCAAAAGCATACGTTTCTGATTGGGATAAACCAACTCGACAACTTACATTGAGAAACATCAAAGGAATATTTGGCGCAAACTCAGTTGTTAAAGGCGTATCAAGTAACGCACAGTGGACTGTAACATCTGGCGATACTATGGAAGATGCAAATGATGAGTTTGATGACAACGTAAGAATTGAAACAGAGGCTGATAATATTCTCGATTGGTCAGAAACAAATCCATTCGGCAGCGCTAACGAGACCTAATCATGCTATCAGGCACACATTTTTATCATCGCATTACACGCAAGATGGTTGTTGGATTCGGTTCTCTATTCAACAATTTAAGACTTGTTCGTTACGCTAAAAATTCTACAACAGAAATTGAAAGAATTACTGTTCCTTTGTCTTATATGTCTAAGGAAAAATTCTATCAACGTCTTGTACAAGATCCAGGTCTTGATAAAGAAGTTCAGATTACATTACCAAGAATGACGTTTGAGATGACTGCTATTTCTTACGATCCTGTTCGTAAGATGAGTTCATTCAATACATTATTCGCTAAACCGAATGCTGCTGGTCAAGATATTCGAGCAGTTACATATGCTCCATATAATTTCGATTTTACTTTAAACATTTTTGTGCGTAATACTGAAGACGGCACACAAATTATCGAGCAAATTCTTCCATATTTTACACCAGATTATACTGTAACGGTAGATCTTCTTGGCGAAAATACAAATCTTCCTGTCGACGTTCCTATTGTATTAAACACTGTTAATTTTGATCCGTCAGAAGAAACAGGAACGGGAATGACTCTTCGCACATTAAATTGGACATTAACATTCACGATGAAGGGATATCTCTATGGTCGTGTGAATACTGATGCTAAGATTATTACAACGTCAACTGCTAACGTATTCAACGATCAAGTTTCTACTGCTAACGAATATGACATAACACTCGGCGCAGGTAGCGGAGAATATAAACTTGGTGAACTTGTGTTTCAAGGAAGAAATCCAATCGATACAAATGCTTCTGCCTTCGTACAATCATGGGACAGTAATGCGAACGTATTAATTGTAACTGATAAGACGGGAACAATTCAAGTTGGCAAGTATATTACTGGCGCAGTTACAAATGCATCGTATAACGTTGCATCTATTACACCAAACTCTGCTACACAATTATCTCATATAACAGTTACACCATTACCAAATACTGCTAATGTTCAAACGGCATTTGGATTTGATACTGAAATTGAGGAATTTCCTAATATAACATGAGCGACGTAGACAAAAATCTCGCCGAAATACTAAACACTGATTATGTTCCTGCGATAAAAGAGGAAAATAGAAGTGTTACTATTCATGGATCAAACGACTCAGCTGTTAATCCTGACGCTGACTATTCTCGTTCTAATTATTACAATCTTATCGAGAAAGGCAACGAAGCTCTTGAAGGCATTTTGGAAGTGGCTAAAGAAAGTCAGCACCCAAGAGCATACGAAGTAGCAGCCAATATGATCAAGAATCTCTCTGATGTTACAGAGAAATTAATGATTTTACAACGGCAACAAAAAGAATTAAATGGTCCTGAGCAACCAACGCAACAAAATATTACAGTAGATAAGGCTGTATTTGTTGGTTCTACTGCTGAATTATTGAAACAATTAAAGAATGAATCTGCCAACTAAACTTAAACATTATCTCGGCAATCCAAATTTAAAACGAGTTAATATGGTTCTTCAGTTGACTGAAGAACAAGTGCGAGAGTATTATAAATGCTCGCAAGATCCAATTTATTTTATCGAAAACTATGTTAAGATTATTACTCTCGACAAAGGTTTCGTTCAAATTAGTTTGTATCCATTTCAACGTCAAGCAGTTACAGACATTAATGATAATCGTCGCGTAATTGTAAAGGCTGGTCGTCAGGTCGGTAAGACCACGATGGTTGTCGGCTATATTCTTTGGTACATACTATTCAACGAAGATAAATTTGTAGCCATTCTTGCTAATAAGGCACCAACCGCACGCGAAATTTTAAATCGAATTAAAATTGCATATGAGTCACTACCATTGTGGCTACAACAAGGCGTGCGCACATGGAATAAAGGTGATATTGAACTTGAAAATAACTGTCGCGTGATGGCAACTTCAACAGCATCAAGCGCGATTCGTGGTTATTCTATCTCGTTACTGTATCTCGACGAGTTTGCCTTCGTCCCAAGTAATATTGCTGATGAATTCTTCACTTCTGTTTATCCAACCATTTCTTCTGGTACAACTTCTAAGATTTTGATCTCATCAACACCGAATGGTATGAATCACTATTATAGAATGTGGACAGAAGCTGTTGAAGGTCAGAATGGATTTAAACATATTGAAGCAAACTGGCGTCAGGTGCCTGGTCGAGATCAAAAATGGGCTGATGAACAACGCAGAGTGCTCGGTGAGGAGAAATTCCTTCAAGAAATGGAATGCGAATTCATGGGATCAGCTGGAACTTTGCTTTCAGCGGCTGCTCTCAAGTCTCTTGCGTTCGTGAAGCCGATGCATTTGTCAGAAAATGGCATCAAAGTCTATCAGCAACCAGTACAAGGGCGCAATTATGCCATAGTTGTAGATACTTCACGCGGAAAAGGTCTCGATTATTCC